CTACAGACAAACCCTACACCTTATTGGCTGGTGGCCGTAGGATGAAAGCCCTCACGCATCTGGGCTGGACTACTGTGCCTGTCAAGATATTTGACCAACCCCTCACCGAACTAGACTTCCGGTCCATTGAGCTGGCTGAGAATCTTGAACGTAAAGATATGTCTTTCGTAGAAGAGATTGCCCTTAAGCGCAAGATTAACGACCTCCAGATTGCAATCCACGGGCAGAAGTTTAGCCGGGACCCCAATGCTATGGGTTGGTCTCAGGCCGACACTGCTAGACTCCTCAAAGAATCCCCGGTCAACCTAGGTAAAGACATTAAGTTGGCCGAAGCTATGGAGCAATTCCCTGACCTCGGCCTCCAGAATTGCAAGTCCAAATCCGACGCTATGAAGCTCCTCAAGTCTGTCGGTAAGAAGCTTGCCACCACTGATGCTGCCGACAAATTCCGTGCTACAACTAAGTCCCAATCCGGGAGGATTCAACGCCTGATTGATTCCTACATCTTAGGTGACTGTCTTATCACCATGAAAGGAATCCCCGACAACTCTGTCCACTGTATAGAGATCGACCCTCCTTATGCCATGGACCTACATTCCAAGAAGTCCGAGGGCTCCATGCTAGGATATAATGAGGTGGCTGTTAAGGACTACGAAGTCCTAATGCGTCAGGTCTTCAAGGAATCCTACCGGATCATGCGCCAAGACAGTTGGCTCCTGTGCTGGTTCGCTATGGATCCTTGGTTTGCAAAGATTGCTGAGTGGCTCAAAGCAGCAGGCTTCAAGTTCAATCTCCTCCCAGGATTGTGGGCCAAGCCGAATGGCCAAACTATGCAGCCCGAGACTAATCTTGCCAACACTTATGAACCCTTCTTCTATTGCCGTAAGGGAAGTCCTAAGATTGAGAAGTTAGGCCGGGGGAATATCTTTGCTTTCAACCCACTTACCCCTACTAAGAAATACCATCCAACTCAACGTCCCATCGAACTCATGGAGGAAATATTTACTACATTCACCAAACCTAATCAAACAATCTATATTCCATTCCTAGGATCAGGAGTCTCCCTGATTGCTGCCGACAAGTGTTTATGCAAAGGATTCGGCAACGATCTGACAAAGGATTTCAAGGATGGATTCGTAATGAATGTTAAAGACACTTACCCTGAGGGCTGAACATATGATATTATTCTTCGACACAGAAACCACTGGACTTCCCAATTTCAAGAAACCCTACGATGATCCCACTCAACCTAAGATGCTACAACTCGGGGCTATCCTGGCCACCCATGACGGAGACATTATAGACTCCTTCGCATCCCTGGTTAAAATCGGAGATCATTACATGCACCCTATGGCCCAAGCTGCTCATGGGATCAGCCGAGATAAGGCCAACTCTGAGGGCATTGATCCTGCCGAAGCCTTTTCTCGCTTCTACGATATGGCAATGTCTGCTGAAGTTCTTGCTTGTCATAACTTTAACTTTGATATTAAGTTAATCCACATAACTGGGCATCAAGTCAAGGATACTCTTGATGACTTTGACCTTATGCTAGATGAGATTTCCGACCTACCTTACTACTGCACTATGCAATCCACAATTAAGTTCTGCAATCTGCCATTCCCCTCTGGAAGGAAAGGCCAGAAGTTTCCCAAGCTCGAAGAGCTTCATAGAATCCTCTTCCAGGAAGATTTCTCTGGAGCTCATGATGCTATGGCCGACGTTACTGCAACGGTCAGGTGTTACTTTGAACTTAAGAAACTGGGAGTTATGTGATGGAACTTTCTGAACGGGGTAAAGATTGGGAAGAGTTCTCAATCAAAGTCCTTAACCATATTGAGAAATACACTGTTCCTCAATATGGGGATAAAGGTGTAGATCAATGTTCTGAGTTCGACGAACAAGACTTCATCACCAATCTCAAACGCTACCTTAATCGCCACGGTAAGAACTCCCGCCCGGGGCAGAACAAACTTGACAAAGTCAAGATGGCCCATTACATCCAGATGCTTCACGATTTAATTGAGGAGTAGACTATGAGAAGCACGTACGTCCCACCTCGGGGAAAGAAAGATGCTAAGTACATAGTAGTCGGTGATCAGCCGGGACGCCTAGACATAATGAATGGTCGACCTTTTGCTGGTATGGATGGAACTGAACTCTTCGACTGTATGAATCTTGCTGGGATTAACAAGGCAGACTGTTACTTGACCTATGTGATTAAAGATTGTGATGAAATCCTGGATAACTACATATCTCTCCACCCCAGGAAGGGTACGACTATAACCGACAAAGGGAAGGTATACATAGATGAACTCGCTAAAGAACTTAATGAGTGTACTGGCTCTATTATCATTGCCCTTGGTAACATATCCCTCTTTGCACTGGCCGATAGAGTTGGAGTCACCAAGTGGAGAGGATCAGTTATTACGCCCACTCTCATCTCGGGTAAACTCCTCATTCCATCCAATCATCCCAATACTATTTGGATGCAGTACACAAATAAACGACTGCTCATCTACGATCTTAAACGTGCAAAGGAGGTGGCTGAAGGACGTTGGAAGCCCATTGAACGGTCTATAACCATCCGGCCTACCTACTTCCAGTCACTTCAATTCCTCAAGACTTGTGAGTTGTGGGGTAAACTAGGCAATCCCATCGCTTACGATATCGAGGTAGATATATTTAATGGGGAGATGACTTGTATATCCTTTGCTTATACTCCCACAGATGTAATAAGTATACCTTTCGTCTTCGAACACGGTGACTACTTCACCCCTCCCCAGGAGGCTGACATCCTGGTAAAGATTGCCAAGATATTGGAAGACCCGGATATCCCCATCCTGGGCCAGAACCTAGTCTTTGACTGCACCTATATGCTGAGGAAGTATGGAATCAAAACTACCAATATCCACGATACCATGGTCGCGCAGAAAACTCTACTCACTGACTATCCTGTGGCTCTGCACTTTATCTGCTCTATGTACACTGACATTCCGTACTATAAAGATGATGGAAAGTACTGGCTTAAGGGTATCGGAAATTGGGAGTCTGGCTGGAGATATAATGCTCTGGATAGTATTGTATGTGCGGATGCATATCCTAAGCAAATAAATAGTTTGATCAAACAGCATAACTACCCGGCTTATGACCGCAAACGCCTATCCATCCTCCCTTACGTCTACATCATGGAACATGGGATATGGATCAATCTAGGCTCAATGAAGCAGGCTTACGATGAGATGGGCCACGAACAGGAAGACACCCTTCGGGAACTCCAACGTGTAGCAGGTTTCCCTCTCAACCCTAATTCTCCAAAGCAGGTTAAGGAGTATTTCTATGTCACCAAAAGACTTCCTGCCTACAAGGGTAAAGACGGAAGCATCACCACAGATGAAAAGGCTCTTAAGCGCATCGCCCGGAAAGGTTACAAGGAAGCTTCTCTTATCCTCAAACTACGTGGACTTGGAAAGGAACGAGCAACTTTTCTCGACCCTGCTAAAGTTGACACAGATGGAAGAATGCGATGCAGCTACAATCCGGTCGGTACTAGATTCTCTCGGGCATCTTCCTCCGAGAACATATTTGGTACAGGTAACAATCTTCAGAACCAACCCCATAGGGTTCTTACTCACTTCCTCGCCGACCCGGGATATGTATTCTACGGGATGGACCTAAGCCAGGCCGAGAATAGAATCGTCGCCTATGTGGGGCGCATCACTCAGATGATCGAATGCTTTGAAACCCAGAAGGACGTTCATAGCATGGTTGCCATGATGATGGCTAACTTATTCTACGGAGGAAAGCTTCCTCAAGGATTTAACCCCAAGACAACATTGGCCCCTATTGGAAACGGTGAGAAACCCTGGCGGGACTGGGGAAAAAAGACGGGCCATGCTGCTAACTACGACATCAGTTATCAGACCCTCTCCCTATATAACGAGATCCCTGAACGAGATGGCAAACTCATCCTTGGCATCTATCACAAGGGATTCCCAGGAGTAAGAAATGGATTCCATGCTCACATTAAACAATGCGTCACCCGTGATAGAACCCTCACGAATCTTATGGGCCGGAAGACAGTATTCACTGAGAAGGTTGACGATAACCTTTTTAAAGCTGCTTACGCTTGTATCCCGCAGGGAAGCGTCGGTGACATTATCGACCAGCGAGGACTCAACTTTGTATATTACAACCACAATCCCCTCTTTAAATATTGCGAGTTACTCATACAAGTTCATGACCAGATTGGATTTCAAATCCCAACGCCTTATCATCCTACTACACCTCTTGGATGGGAGGGACATAGTAAGATATTAACTATGATTAAAGATAGTTTGGAGCGTCCCCTCTACACACATTACGGATTGAAGTTCGTGATCCCAGTAGATATTACGATGGGAGTTACGCTCAACAAAGATGATGGTGTTGAACTGGAAGAGAAAGTAGATGGGAAGAAACGCTGTAAGTTAGACCCAGAGTTTCTTGAATCTAGTTATTTTAAATGCACTGAGCGATGGCTCCCTACAATTGTCAATGCTTCATAACATAATGTTACAAAGCAATAGGAACTTACTATGCCCCGCAAGAACTTAATTGGATTAAGATTTGGTAGGTGGACTGTTATTGAGTTTGCAAGTATATCTAAAAATGGGAGTTGTATATGGAAATGTAAATGTACCTGTGGGTGTATAGTAAATGTTCCAGGATATAATCTTACAGGTAAATATAGAAGTTCAGGTTGTAGTGGTTGTAAGAATATAATCCACGGGCATTCAATTAATCATAATCCTAGTAAAGAATATATAACTTGGCGTAATATGATACATCGTTGTGAATATTCTAGTGATATAGATTATCATAATTATGGAGGAAGAGGTATTACTATATGTGAAAGATGGAGAAAAAGTTTTATCAATTTTCTGACTGATATGGGACTTAAACCTAAAAATATGACTTTAGAACGTATAAATAATAATGGTAACTATACTCCTGATAACTGTAAATGGGCTACATATAGTGAACAGCGGTGTAATCAAAGGAGGATGGGATGCCTAGAAAGTTAAACGATTGGCTTGACTCCTACATGCAGTATACTGAGAACTCCGAACCCCCTAAACTCTTCCATAAGTGGACGGCTATCTCCACCATTGCAGCAGCACTTCAAAGAAAGTGCGTTATGAACTGGGGACATCTTCGCTTCTACCCTAATATGTATGTAGTATTATGTGGCCCTCCTGGTAAGGTCCGGAAGGGTACAGCCATGAGTTTTGGGCGCCACTTCTTAGCTAAGTTAGGCATTAAGATTTCTGCGGAGTCCATAACCAGAGAAGCCCTAGTCAGGGAAATCATGAACGCTCAGGACACTATCATTAATGAAGAAACTGGTGCCATGTCCTTTCACTCTTCACTAACTGTCTACGCCCCGGAACTCGTGGTATTCCTCGGCTACAATCAGCAACAACTGATGATGGACCTCACTGATTGGTTCGACTGCGGGCAAGGTCCAGAGGGAACCTGGACTTACCGTACCAAGCATCAAGGCTCAGATGACATCATCGGAGTATGGGTAAACATGATTGGTGCCACTACTCCAGACCTCCTAAGGTCTTGCCTATCTATGGACGCCATTGGTGGTGGGCTTACCTCTAGAATAATATTCGTCTTTGAATCCGAGAAGTATAAATCCTGCCCTGTTCCCTTCATGTCTCCGGCCTGTGAGCAGATAGGGGAAGATCTATATTATGATTTGGAACAAATCCATCTGATGAAAGGTAGCTTCAAACCCAACAAACCCTTCATAGAATTGTGGAAAACCTGGTACACAAACGCAGATAAGGACCACATCTTCAACGATGCTAGGTTGGCCCCCTACTGTGAGCGCCGCCCAGTGCATGTAATGAAACTGGCCCTAATCTGTAATGCTGCTCGCACGGATTCAATGGAGTTGACTGAAGTCGACCTTCAGCGATCCATAGATATTATGGAATCCACTGAACGGAACATGCCTAACACATTCTCTGGCATTGGTAAATCTCCACATGCTGAGGTACTCTCCAAGGTGATGAACGAAATTGGTATGGTCGGCGAGATATCCATGCGTGACTTACAACGAAAGTTCTACAACGATGCTGACGCCCGTGTGCTTGACCTCATAGTCCAAACGCTTCACGGAATGGGCTTCATTACTAAGCGTGAAACTGCCAACGACACAATCTTACGATACCACAAGATGCCAGGAGACTCTATATGAAATCCTTAACTGATCTCCTACACATTCTATTGTGCAAAAGTAATCACGCCACAGATATGATGACAATCTTGGACCGCAAGGATGGGGTCTGTTACTACTACCTCGAGAACGACATTGCAGGTGGTGATGACATGAATGATCACACCCTATGGAAAGCCAACATAGAGAAGTTCACAATATCTATGTCCTTCAAAGATGATGGCCAAGCCCTGGAATTTGTCCGAGAGGCAATTAAAATCTCTCATCAAATCCAGACCTTGGCCAATGGTGACAAGGGGAGATTAGCTTTTATAAAGTCCCTAATAAATCCTTAAAACTCAGGTAGGGAGGGA